CTTTGCGGAGAGAAACTTTGTTATTGACACCCTGCATCACGACAGAAAGCGCACGCCCCGTCGCCTGCAAGACTTGATTGCCTGGATAAAGCACCTGGTTCAAACCAGAGAGCGCGATGATGTCATTCTTGCGGTCATTGAGATAATTTTCCAGTGGGAATGTCTGACCGCTCTTCGGCATCGCTTGAATGTCGCCGTCATCACCAACTTGGTAGATGACAATTTGACCAGAGCGAACTTCGGTGAGATTGTCGAGGTTCTTGCCCCAGTAGGCGGGCTTGGCAATTTCTTTGATGATGTCCGCGAGGTCGGAGGCACGCTCGTTGTATTCCTGCTGCGGGTCAAGCTCGTGCTCAATGTCAGAGGTGCCTTTCGGTTCACCTGGGAGATGAATATTTGGAATATACTGCAACGGCACAAAACCAAACTCGTGCTTCACGTAGTGAATCGGTTTGTTATCGTTGTTGAACATCAACAAATACTCTTCTTCCGTCCAGAGTTCCTTAATCGTTACCATCGGCACTTCTGTTTTTTGCACTTCGCCGCCGACGTTCTCGGTGTCGTAATCAGCCTGGACGACAACCTTATTCTTCATAATTTCTTCTTTGAAAAGGCGCTTCGCCGATTCCACGGAGATACGGTATTTTTTTATGAAGCCGTCCATCTCGGTGAAATTCTCATCCTTCCAAAGCACCTGGATATGTTCTGGCTTCTCAATGTTCCAGTAGCGGATGCGGTCAAACACCCTCGTACCGTCTTCTTTAGTTTTGAAAGTGGGGATGGCGCCGAAAATAAAAGCATCGCCCGTGATTGAACCCGTGCGAACGGCGCGTTGAAATACGAGAGACAAAGCATTGTCTTCGTGAATGGCGTCCAAAAGTTTTGTGCGACCTTCCGCAAGCGAGCGCTCCACGGGGTCAGTAACATTTCTCGGCGGGCAGGAAATCTGGGGCGGTTCGTTCGTAAGAAACGCCGTCATATTTTCTACGATGGTGAAGCAATAATTGTAGGTGCGCATCGTGCCGCCGCCTTCTTTGCGAAAAGACCACTGCTTGCCTTTATAAAAATCTCGAAGGGTTTGATACCCCGAATACACACCATCACCATAAACACGCCGCGTCCAATCAAGACGAATCGTCCCTTCAAGCGCCGTAAGCTCCTTCGCCAATTCAATGGCGCGAGAGTCTTTTTCCCCCACCGACATTGTTTTTTCTAAAAAGGCGAGTAGTCCCATAAATATATTATACCATATTTTATCTTATTAAAGTAGGATATTGACGTTGTTGTTTATATTCATCTTGTCCTTTCGGTCTTAAAATACTCGCTTCATATCCCGCCAACGGGTTAAAATTCACTTTTTTCGATGGCGCATTGCCAAATTTCTTGATTATCCAGCTCACCCCCATCATCAACGTCATCACGAAATCCGTAGTTAATTTTTTATCATCTATATGGTAATTTCCCGCCTGCTCTGAAAGTTCTTCGATATAATAAGACCGCACACTTCCATAATCGGGATTTTTTTCAATAATTGCACCATCCACTTCCGATTCAATGTAGTCTCTACCTTTAGACATCGCGCCTTTCAAAATAAAAAGTGCTTCATCTTTATCAATCTCAAACGACCTGGGTTGCAAAAGCACAAGCAGTTTTTTTATTACAACACCACCAAGACCTTGAGCATCAGTTAAAAACACTGGCTTGTGAGCGGTAACTCCGTCATCATCGTACCAAGTGTATTGGTCATATAAAGTACGCAAAAGCGCAAACTGCATTTGTGGAGAACCTCCCTGGATAGATTCGTGATTCACTACATCTATTTTATTACTAATATGAAAATTTGTATAGTCAAGCACCATAAAAACGGACTCGTCTCCGCTGTCACTAAAACCCCAATCTGCCACAAGTAAATATTTTCCATTTTTCTGACAATCTTTTTTGCCTGATAATTTCCAAAGATTTTCAATTTCAGAGGTGTCAAAAAATCTTTTTCCGGAAGTAATAAATTCTCCAAAAACAACCTGGCGGTATCTCTTTTTGTCGGTTGCAAGAAGTGTTGCCTTTGCTCTCTCCCGTTGTTCTTTAGAAATAAATTTATTTGAATCCATACCCATCCCCACAAGCGACCACCATCCTTCGCGTTTTTGCATTCCAAGTTTTACAATATGTGAGTAATACTGATGACTTGGACTATCCACTTCGGGGGTGGCAATCAAATCCAAACAAGAACCATACTTGATAAGACGAGAAAGAATTTTGGCGCCCAGCTCTTCTTTCAAGTGAAGCGATTGCGAACATTCGTCATAAGAAATGTAACCAAACTGCGCGCCTGCGAGCGATGAGGCTTGGTCTTGACCCGTCGGCACCGAGTACATCACTGATTTGTTTGCAAACCGAATCTCTCCGAGGTTCACGTTGTCGCCAACAATGAAGTCGCGCATCAATGGCGAGAGCACGTTCAATCGTTTCTTGCCCTCTTCGTCAATGATGAACTGCCCGCCCAAAATATCTTTGATGTGCTGATAGCAGGCTTTGGTCTGGCGGGAGTGGGGGGAGATGTTGAGTGTTGCGTAGTATGCAGAGTTGATGAGTGTACCGTCCAGCTCCATTCCGATTTTATATTTATTGAACCAGATATGTTTGATGGCGATGCCTACTGTTTTCCCTGAATTATGCGTGACAATGAAATCATTTGTAATATAAAGATGTGACGGATGTTCAACTTTAATACACTGCATTTCCTCATTGTCAACTTTCTCAATACGTATCATCACTCTATTCTTGGTCAATAAGGTATCGTAAAACTTTTCAGCTTTTCGCTTTAGACGAAATGGATTAACTCCGTGTATTTTTATACGAAGGCGGTATGAAAGACGACCAATTTTGCTTTCTCCTTTATACGGGTAGGTAGTTTTACGCGTTCTCACTTCAACTTTTCCGCCGAAAGATTGCACCAAAAACTTCATATCGTCACAGAGTTGCGGTGATGTGGTCGTATACTCAACGCCACACTTTCCCGTTATAGAGCCGTCAGTGTCCATCAGTCCTTGCAAAACAGCCAACCGAGTGTTCGCGTCGTTCCAAAGATATTCTTTAGGAATATGTTTTTCATAAGAATACTTACCAGCCAAACCGAGTTGCTTCATCACGGTAATTGCTCCACGAACTCCAAACGCAAACCTTTGTCCGCGCTTCATCAGCGAGGTTCCAAATGCTTGAGCAATTTCTTTGTCGGCAGTCGTGAGGTTCACGGTATCATTCGTCATACCACCATCACCAATCAATATGCCAAGAAGATACGGGTCATACGATACTTCTTGCGACGGAAATTGTATTGGCTCCACAACGGGTATCGCCACGCGATTTTTTGCTGATGGTTCAGCGCCCCAACGTAATAAAATGTCTTGCAACGACATCACTGACCACGCACCATATCTGTTCGGACAATCTTTTCTAAAACGATTACCTGAATCCTGAACCATCCATAAGTGGTCAAGGGAACAGATTGTTGATGATTCATCATTGAAGACGACACGATAGGTGTCTTTCTTTCCTTGTGGATATACCCCAACAACTTTTGTTGCGGTTCCATCTTGAGTCATCACAAAATCACCGACCATCATCTCTCCCATCTTTTTCCAACCATTCGGTGTTAAAATATCCGCACCAAGCGGTTGCGATTGGTTCCCGATAGAAGAAATGTTCGAGCCTAAAAGAAAACCTCCAATGTCTTCAATAACCTCATTAAATTTCTCCGCCCACTTTGAGCGCGGAGTCGTCGTGCGCGTCAGCCATTTTCTCTGGTAATCATTAAGCGGCACACCGAGCATCTCTTCGGAGAAATAAATAATGTCCTCGCGTCCCTTACGCTCGGCTTCAATCATTTCGACGAATCTTCGCTTGGTCTCCACGTCCATCGTGGACACCAGGAAGTTCTTGGAAAGACTGTCGAAACTATACTTGTTGTGATTGGGCTGGCTCATTTTGTTTTGGGGCGTAAGCCGATTTTAACAAACCCATTTCTTCATCACTCATTTTCCCAGCAGTAGCGCGAGATAACAAACTCATTAAAAATCCTGCCGTGTTACGTTTTTCTTCCGACGCCTTGAGCATCAACGCCGCCTTCCCGTGCACAAGGCGGGTAGCGTGCGCAAAAACATTGACGATGTAGTTGCGCCGTTTAATTAAAGTTTCGTCATCATAGATTTCTTCAAGTTCCTGGTCGTCCCGTAGCATTTGCATCGCATCATTCAAAAGTTCGCCGCCGAGAGTTCTGACTCCCGCTTCGAGTTGGTTATCGTCTGCTTGACCCAAAACAAGCGCGCGGTCATCATTGCGGGTTTTAATAATCTGGTGGATATTTTTACGTTCAACAACTACCAAATCTTTATTCGTCATCTGTTGCATTAAGTCCAAATCCCACTTCTTGCGCCAAACGCGCATTTGACTCATACTGGGATGGAAGAGGCGCCCCACGGGGTCACACACTTCCTTGTGGAAGTTTCGACAAATGTCAGTAAGATTCTCGTTCGGGTCTTTAATTTTCGCCTGGTAGTAGAAATCCTTAAAAGCAGGGATGAGGTCAACATATTCCGCGATGCGCATATAATGCTTGAACGTATCGCCGAATATCCTCAATCCTACTGGGTCTGGTTTTTTGGTTTTTGGAATAAGTTCGTCCATAGATTTATTATAATACAGATAGCTTTGAAATACAACAATTAAGTTCTCCACAGATTGTCCCCAAAAGGGCGCTTGACATGGCTGGCACGCTTGCTATACTGGAGACAGGAGATTAAAGAATCCTAACCTTTATGAAAAATAAGACAATCAAAATTCAATCCATAGCCTCCCTTGACAACATATTGAACTTCGATTACAATGGTAATTGCATAGTGGTTAGATTCTTTCGTAAAGACCCCCAGGCGTAAGCCGCGGGGTTTTTGCGTTTTGGGGAAGAGTTTAGGGCACGCGCCGAAATGCCCTAAACCCTCTCCCAAAAGAGAGGAAAACAGAGTGAGCCACCGCTCTATCCTGGCTTGGTAGGCGAACCTATCAGCCAACCAGGAGAAGATTGAGGGAAGTACGTAATCCCTTTAATCAAGCGGCAAGTAAATGATAGGATTCTACGCCCCTGATGCTTTCTCGACAGCATATCGAGAACCCTATACCCATACTGGGTGCAGTCGGGACAAGATGTCCCTTCTGGTATTACCAGGAACAACGTAGAAGTCACTGTGTAGGTTGCACCAGTCCAGTTTGCCTACACACACATACGGGACGCGGCAAATGAAAGTCAGTTCTTGTTCTCTCCCTCTACATTCTGGGAAGGTACAGACAAGAATGGACGAGCCAGCGATAAAGAGAGCGTAATCCTCTATCCCGATAGTTACTGGTAGTCCTCTCCGAAACATAACGGAACAAAGGGGACAGGTGAAAGCAATCCAATTACGGATGGCTTTAGCCCCCTCTTGCCCAAAACCCATATAGTAAACGAAATATCCTGGTCGAGTGAAGGAAAAAGGTTTGACCCCCAAACCTGTAATTGGGTGGGGGTGTCCCCACCCCGCATGGGATTTGATTTTGTAATATACCCACCACCCAATTCAGCTTTTTCGTGGTCTTGGTCTCGGTCGGGTATGGTCTTGGTCTTGTGGTGGTGTGGTGGGGTCTTGGGGAGTGGAAAGGTGAGAGTCCCAACCAACCCCTACCCAATCCATAACCCCACATAACAAAGAACACACAGAAACACCAAAACATAACCAGAACAGAAACGGAACACATACACAACACAAATCCATAATATAGTCAATGTACAAGGGCATAATAGAATTACACATACGGCGCGGGACTTGACAAGATTATTATTATCTGATACAATGGTGTTATACAGTGTTATTAAAAGTTATCCACAGGGTACCCCTTGACAAGTAAATCATAAGGGAGTATACTGAAAGGAGAAGATAGAACATTGAAAGCAGAAGACAAGGCGCGCACTGGGGTAAGGGTGCGGAGCGGAAATAAAAAACGGCAAGGTGTTGCGGAGCAATCCACAACCCGCCAAAAACAAATAAAATTGTATCATCTATCCACTCCAACATTTCCCCTCTCTGGTCTTGCCTTGTCTTCCCCTCTCAATGTTGAGAAGGGGTGAACCTTGACAATATAATAATAGAATGGTCTCTCTATTCCGATAGTGTTACGCGTAGGGCGTAACAAATCAAATGAAATACAAAAAAAATCTACACGTTGAGGGGAGCAAGGTCTTCAGTTATTCCACGCACGTGGCAACTATTGACCGCGCAAGCGGCAAGCTGTACGTCCACGGGTACTGGTCAATGACTACATCAAAGCATATCAACCACGTGGCGGACGTGCTGGGTCTTCACAAAGAAGACAAAGCGCGGGACGTTGCGGAGGTGGAGGCGGAGCGCAAAGCCAAAGAATCCGAAGGAATGGCGGGCTTGCGGGCTGTTGGACTAGTCGCAATGCTTGGAGATGTTTTTGGTAAAACTACCAAAGAATCAAATGACTGGAAGGCGCGAATGTTGCGCGCGGGTCTTGAAGGTCGCGGGCTGATTATGCCCGATGACTGGGACACGTTACCCGAAGCCGAAAAAACAAAGCGGCTGGATGGTGCACTTGCCAACTTAACGAAATAGAAAAACCGCGCGAGCGGTCAAATAATAAAATTGTATCAACCCTATGAGAACATTAATGGCTACACTCACAAAAATCCAAAGGGTAGCAATCAAAAAGCCCTGCCCAAATTGTGAAGTCGGCAAACTGCGCGAGGTGGAAGGTATAAACGAAGGCGCGGAGAATTGCACGCCAGAAAATTATCTCTGGTGTAATAATTGCCTGCTCTCAATGGACGGGTATGGTGGCTATACTACCTAAAATGATAAAACCACTACAAGCCGCCGCAATCGTGGGCGCGATAGTATTCTTCACGTGGATACTATCAATTGGCTGGAGCAAAAATGAAGTCGTGGAATGTCATAAGTGGCTTGCGGAGTCGCGCGAGTTTTCACTCTGGTATTCTACGAACTGGCAACGGGAGCAGTGCAAGGCGCACGGGCTGGAACTGCCAGAAGGTTATAAACCTTAAAATTGCCCAAACGTACAACGCTATCGGAATAGAGGGACTATTGACAAAAAATGAAATTGTGTCTTTCGTTCTCTCTATCATACGACCTTAAAACGTGCTGGTAATACAACACTACTACTATATAATGTCAAGCCAGATACATTAAAGGGCTGGCACTTGGTAGGGAGAACGAAGGGCGCAAGCCCTTCTTTTTTGTACCTTGACTGCATATTGAAACGGGGAGGCGAAAGCACGGCTTAAAGCGCGGACTATATGGCGAGAACCGCCAGCCAGTCAGCCCCAACCACAGCGCGAGCGCGTGCTACGGCACAATTTTATATTGTGGTATGCAGTCAGGGCACAAGCCCTGTAAAGGTCGCGCAGGCACGAGCGAAATACGTGCGAGCAAATTAAAATAAAATTGTATCCTATGACAAAAAAAATCTACAAACTTGAGGGAAGCGAGCGGATATTTTACACGCAAGCGGAAATAGAAGCCGAATCTCTTGAGCAAACGAAGGAAATCTACTATTGGGAGCAGTGCGCGTTAGAGAAGCGAGACGCTGGCAAGGGTCGGTATATCCCGCTTTTTGATAGACAAGAGGATAGTAAGTCGCATATTTGATTAGCTAAAAAAAATAAATGGCGTAACAAAATAAATCTATGAAGAAACAATCTACAAAATCATCGGAGGTCGTATTTCAACCGAAGTACGAGAAAAGAATCACCCTCCAACCAAAAGAACGTCCCGATATGACGCTTCCTTATCCATATTTCATTGACGAGAAGGGCGGCGTGGGTCGGCAGGACTTTTGGAAAGGCAAACCACTACGCTTGCAGGGTTTCAACCCGCGCAACGTGTCGGGCGTAGTGAAGGGCACAATCGGGCTTGAGGACTTTCTCAAAAATCCAAAGCGTGCCATCGGGATGTTCCCAATCTTTGAGCACAAAGGCGGGGCATTCTTCACGTATGGAGACCCGATTCAAACAATCACTGTAAAATAAATCTATGGACAAAGCACCCGAAGAAATCACAGTCGCAAATCTTGAGGTCGTAGTACTGCCGAACGGCGAGGTCATCTGTCTCGGCAAAACAGTCGGTTGGGTTGACAGACTCGGAAAGTTTCTCACCCCAAAGACGAAAGAGCAAAAATGAAGACACTATACACAGACGCATCTTTTGATTGGACAAGCACCGAGAAGGTGATTGAGAATGTTGTGCGCGGCAAAATCGCAATCTCGGATGGCGAAAAGTTCAACTACGTTGACAAGGTAGCCATCGGGAAAGTGCCAGAGCTGAAGCAGTACATCAACATTCTTGAACTGTTTGCCATCGGTAGAGCCATTGAGCTGGCGATTGAGCACAACTTTAAAGGCATCCTCTCTATCTGGTCTGATTCGCAAGTCGCAGTCGGATGGGCGAACAACAAAAAGATAAATCCCAAAGTGGAAACTGAAGCCCATCGCAACGCGCTTGAATATGTCATCGCCACGCATAAGAAATACGGCGAGGTAGAATATAATTTTATTCCACGAGACCAAAACCCAGCAGGCAAATTGCTTGAGGCGGAGCTGGAAAAAGAATCGCCACATACAAAATGTTCTCGTTGTAACGACAACGGATGTCCAACTTGCGATGGAACGAAGGGAAGCAAGTATAATCCAGAACCATATTAAAAATGGAAAATATCAGCGAAAAAATCAGTGAAAAATTTTCCCGTAAACCCCAAAAAGGGATTCACTCTGGGCTTCATGCCCACGTTGATGAGATTCGCAAGGAGTATGGTGAGACCCATATTATCAAAGGTGTTGGCTCGTTCGGATTCTATCTCGGATTGCTGAAGGGTGTACCCGATTCAATGATATGGCAGTGGCGTTCTGAGATTCGGCAATCAAACGTGCACACGCCTGCAAAAGTTTTCTGTTGGAAAGTTCGCCAATGGAAGAAGCAAAAAGCTGTGGATAACCCCGAATCTGACAAAAAAATATGACGAAAATTGCCACTAAAATTTCACGGGGAACATCTGTTATCCCAAGTTATTCACAGGTATACTCTTGACAAGAAAATCATAATCAATTAAACTAAAAATAATATGACCGAATCTCAATCCAAATCGTGCGTCAAATGTGGCAAGCCGGTTATTGTAACCGAAAATGGCTACGTTCACGATGGCGGAGGAATGTACGAGCAAGTATGCCGCAACTGCGGATGGAGCGGCGGGCAGGTCGGCAGTTACCAGCGATGTCCTCGCTGTGGTGACCAGACGAATCTGATTGACAATCACGTTGCCTCGTAAAAAGCTAAGCTGGCTATAAAATCAAAAACACTTTTCTTATGAATCCATACAATGACATCGAACTTGTTTGCCTCTGCGGTGAGCCATTCGTTTGGAGCGCAGGCGAACAAACTTTTATTAACGACCTCTACGAGAAGGGCAAAATCCCCTCCGTCCAACAGCCCAAGCGCTGTGTTCCTTGTCGCAAGAAGAAGAAGGAGCAACGCGAGCGTAAAGATTACTAATCCAAATCTAAATCCAATATCCAATGTCAATTTTGTATCATTTGTGCTTTATGTATTCTCGTGTAATATGAGAATATGCCGTGAAAGATTATCAACAAAAAGTGTAGGCAGTGCAAGCGCATTAAGCCGATGCACGGCAATCTTGTTTATTGTGGCAAAAAGTGTTACGGAGATTCTATCCGAAAATATCCACGAGAAAAAAAGAAACAATTAGAAAAATATGTTTTATCAAGAGGCAGAAAACTACATAAAGGAAACTTTCTATAAAGACAGCTACGATTCTCGTTCAAAACTTGATATTGTTTCTATAATCAACAACAAACTTGTTGCCGATAATAAAACAAAAGACCCAGAGTATTTCAATCATCGAGAAGGAGTTGTGCACTCCTCATCTCTCTATGCTTGTTTGCGCGGGACAATTCATTCAATGCTTGGTACTAAAAAAGATAATGAAATTGAGCCAAGAAAGTTGGGTGTATTTCAGGCGGGAAATCTTTTTGAAGAGTATGTTATAAACGCTATCGGCGATAAGGTTGTTGAACGTCAAAGACAATATGAGTATAAATATAAAAATATCACATTAGTTGGTCGTTCGGATTGCATTCTTAACGACGACGGAATAATGCGAATTGGAGAATGTAAATCCGTACATTCAGATTCATTCTGGCACCGTTCTAAAGAAGGCACTTTAATAGCTTGGCACAATCAAATACAGTTGCAGATTTATATGTGGTTGGAGCGTGAGTTATTTGGAAACAATTATGATGCGGACTTAATATATGTTTCTAAAGATGACGTAACGGTTGCCCATTCAGCATTAAAATACAATCCTGATATTATTGAAAAAATTGTGAAACCTGCCCTCAACATAATCAACGAGGGATATACCAGTAAGAATCCCAACGTGGCTCCGCTTCCTCCAATGGTTATCTTCTCCGAGGCAAAGCATCAGTACCAGAAGAATTGGCTTGCCACGTACTGTGAGTTCCACAGTTCGTGTGCTGGTGCTGGCTGGATTCTTGAGGCAACCAACCTTGTTACCCAGCGTAACAAGGAGTTGAAAGCGGCAATGCCCTCCGCGCCAAAGAAGATTAAGCCGAAGATTGAAGTGGTGGGGCAGGTCGAACCACCGCAGGAAGAATTACCAGAAGCAATAATATAATTCGTATGGATGAACAAAAACCAAGCATAGGTCGTGTCGTCGTGTATAACCATCCTGGTTCTGCCGATGGTCTGCACGGACGCAAGCAGTCGCCAGGTATCATTCAGAAAGTGAATGATGACGGCACAGTGGAGATGGTTGTCTTCTCTGTGTACGGCGGCATCTTCTTCAACCACAATGTCAAACGTGTGGAAGGAGAAGAGTTCGATTCACGCTGGGATTTCCCAGTGCGAGTGTAGCAACAATGAGTCAGAAGAAACGCGCAAAAAAACAGCATCGTCGAGCTGTTCGTGAAGAACGTAACAAAAACAAATCAAATGAAGAAAAACTTATCACAAAGTCCCGTTCCACCAAAGAAAGAATCCAATAAAATCGTAACAAATTTATCATTCCCGAATGCAATACAGGCCATCATCAATGGTAAGAAAGTTAGAAGAGTTGAATGGTCTAGCCTAAAAGAGTACGGTCTCCTCAAAGACAACTTCTTAATGATTCATCGCAATGGTAAATTCCACACTTGGATTGTGTCGGAAGGAGATTTGTTGGCGATTGATTGGGTGATTGTAAATTAAATAGTCAAAGAGGTGGGTTGGAACAAGGGATTAAGTCTCGCCTCAATGTGCGTAGCAGAGAGCGAGGTCAACGTCTTTAATCTTCGGGATAATAACCGTTCTAGGCGGTGGCAAAGACGAAGAGCTTGCGGTTTCTCCGAAAGGAGTCCATATGGTTTAGATAACGACTACGCTCCCTATTTCCAGCCCATCTCAAATAAATATGAACATCAACCTCGGTTCAATCCAAATGCCCATCAATGCGGCAACGAAAGCGTTTGCTATTCTCGCCAAGCGCGGGGCTGGCAAAACTTACACGGGCGCAGTGATGGCGGAGGAGTTCTACAAGGCGGGCATCCCATTCGTTGTGTTTGACCCGATTGATGTCTGGTGGGGTTTGCGTCTCGCCGCCAACGGCAAAGACAAAGGATTGCCCATCGTGGTCTTTGGGACAGAGCACGCCGACATCCAGCTCGATAGAGAGATGGGACGCAAGATTGCGCAAGCAGTTGTGCGAGAAAATATCTCATGCGTTATCTCAACCTTCGGCATTCCTGGTGGCAAGACCGCCGAACGCCATCTCATCGCCGAGTTTTCCGAGGAGCTTCTGCGAATCGTCAAAACTCCGATTCACGTCTTCATTGAAGAAGCTCACGAGTTTGTGCCGCAAAGAGTATTCGGTGGATTAGGCAAGACATTCAATGCGGTATCAAATCTGGTAGTAATGGGGCGCAACCGAGGTATCGGTGTAACCCTTATCAATCAACGCGCCGCCACAGTCAACAAAGATGTGCTGACCCAGCTTGATACCTTGCTCGCCTTCCAAAACACCAGTCCGCAAGACCGCAAGGCATTGCAGGATTGGGTGGAGTATCACTCCGCAGAAGGCGATTTCGATAAGTTTATGGATTCCCTACCGTCCCTGCCGAAAGGCAAGGGTTGGGTATGGTCGCCAGAATTTCTCGGAAAGTTTGAGCGCATTGAGATTCGTAAGCGGGAGACCTTCCATCCAGACCGAGAAAAGATTGGCTCGAAGTTCGTGATGCCAGAGCTGAATCAGATAGATGTGCAGACCTTCATCGCCAAGTTCACCTCGGAAATGAAGATAACCAAGAAAGAGAAAGGCAAGAAAACCCTAGCAATAGAACCACGAATTGCCCCTCCGCCTGCTCTTGTTGAATCAAATAAACAAGTGATTCTGGAGATGAAAAATGACTACGAATCGCGGCTGTTGCAAAAAGACAGTGAGATTCGTAGGCGCGACGCAATCATTGAGAATGTTAGAAAGATTGTTGGGATGTCCTCTGGCGCTCCGCTCTCCGTGTCGTCTGGAAAGAATGATTCTATCATTGAGAATTTGCCAAAATACGACAAAGATATTATGGAGACGATTCGCCAGCATCCAGGTATTCCTTTTACACGCGCACAGTTAGCAATGAATGCTGGAAAAAGCTATCGGAGTTCTAAATATCTTTCTGTTGTCCACC